CCCGATGGCGGGTAAGATTGCAAACGTCACCATCGTTGGCGAAGGCGCGACCAAGCCGGAGCGTGACCCGAACTTCGGTCAGCGTCTCCTCACGATGTACAAGTACGCCGCTGTGACGGAGTTCGGCGACGAACTCCTCGGCGATGACTTCACCGGCGAGCTTCCCGCCGAGGTGACTGCCGCCGTCGGCGGGCAGGTCATCAACAAGATCAACGAAGACATCACCATCGACGGCACCGGCTCGAGCCAGCCGCTCGGCGGGTTCAACACGAACAACACGGCGCTTCTCAAGGTCGTGCGTCAGACTGCGAACGCCTTCACCGCTCGTGATGCGTTCCAGATGTACGAGCGTCACACGCACGGCCCGAACTCGGTGTGGATGATTTCGCGCCGCGTGCTGGCCCAGTTGTTCGCCATGCAGACCACGAACAACACGATGGTGACGTGGATTCCGAACCTCCGCGACAAGCCCCAGATGACCCTCCTCGGGCTTCCGGTCATTGTCACGGACCTCCTCCCGACGCTCGGGACCGAGGGCGATGTGGCGCTGGTGAACGGCGACTTCTACGCGATGGGGCTTCGTCAGGCCCTCACGGTCGAGTCCTCGATCCACTACAAGTTCGTGAACGACATCACCACGTACCGGTTCGTCGCTCGCGCCGGGGGCATCCCGCTCCCGACCTCGACCTATGCCTACGCGATTGACTCGTCGGGCAACAAGGTTGACGAGCATAGCCCGTTCGTTGTGCTGGACAACACGGCCTCTGCGTAAGCCGAGAGCCAAGCGGACAGTCGGTGCGGAGGGGGCCATCACCCCCTCCGCTTCGGCGCTTCCGCCAGAGATGCTGGTCACCGTCCGTGTAAAGGCCCTGATCAACGGACAGGTGTGGCAGAAAGGGCAACAGATGACGCTCTCTACGGCACAAGCCGAGGAGCTATTTAGCGGAGGGGTGGTGGCGTCTCGGGAGCAGATTGACCGCGTGTGGGCGAGTGTGGGCCGGGTGTTATCTCCGGGTCTCATTGCCTCGCACTACACGGCAACGCCCTACGACCCGTCCGCGCTCAAGGTATTACAGCTAACGGCCTACGATCCCGGCTCCTCGGTCTACCGCTACCACTCGGCGGCGAATGTGGTACCGGGTGTAGTGTCGGCGCTGGTTCGCTTTGGGCATACGAACAAGCATTGCGACCTCCGCCAATGGGATACGGAGGTTGACGCGCAGACCGTCCAGCTACTCTACGAGACAGCGGATGTGGTGCATAGCCACATGGACTACTGGGTCTTGCGGAACGAGCTACGCAAGGGAACCCGCGACGGCTTGATGCAGGCGCTGACCTACCACGGGTCGGTGGACCCCGGCAACATGGCGGGGTCGGTGCGCGTGAATGACGGCGGTAACGATGACCGGATGGACGCCATCTGCTTTGGGGCGCGGCCCTATCATCACCGCCTCGGCATCAAGCATTGGCTCCCGATCCCGATGCCGGTCTCGGACTATCAGCAGATTGCGAAAGAGGAGACGGTCAAGTCCAAGACCTTCCGCGTGGCGCACAGCCCGACGATGCGGCGGATTAAGGGGACGCAGGAGTTCCTGCATGCGTGCGACTATCTCAAGATGCATCAGGGCATCGACATCGAGCCGGTGCTGATTGAAAACATGGAACACGGCGCGGCCCTGCGGCTCAAGGCGTCTTGCGATGCGGTGTTCGACAGCTTCTGGCTCGGGATGCAGGGGTCAGGCTTGGAGGGCGCGGCGATGGGCAAGGCGGTCATCGCGGGCGACCCCGAGGCGCAGAACGATCTGGTGAAGCTCGGCATTCCGGTGCCGTGGACGGTGGCGAACGATGGACCGCAGTTGCGGGAGGTCTTGGCGAAACTGGTCCGAGACCGTAGCTTCTATGCGGCAGAAGTTGAGCGAGTGCATCAGTACGTTCGGACCTACCACGACTACCCGGTAGTGGGGCAGAAGTACGCAGACATCTTGACCGAGGCAAAGCGCAATGGCCCTCCCTACCGTAAGTGATCTGAAGTCCTACCTTCGCATCGAGACCACCGCCGAGGACACGCTCTTGACGGCGCTCCTCGCTCGGGCAAAGGCGCAGATGGAAGTCTGGACCGACGTGCCGGTCACCGCTGTCAATACCACGGCGGTTGACCGAGCCGACACGATTGACCCCCAGCCCTGCCTGTCGCTCATCTTCCCGAAGCGTCCCATTGGCACCACGGCGACCATCGTGGATTCGGAAGGCACGACCGTCCCGGCGACCGACTACACGATCAACCAGTCCTCGGGCGTTATTTACGCCAACGCGGGGTACTCGTTCCCGTATGGCCCCTACACCATTACCACCTCCTGCGGATTGTCTCTGCGGGGCGATTACGCGCAAATAGAGCCGGTTCTGTCGCAATGCATCATCGACTTGGCGGCTGACCTCTATCAAAAGCGGACCCCGAACGCCTCGACCGAGACGGCGGCTGGTACCTCGATTAGCTGGGACGTGTCAAGAGACACGGCGGCTCGCGTCCTCAAGGTGTTGCGGACGTTCAAGCTCGCGGTGGCTGGCTGATGTATATCGCACCCGGCCTTCTGGATCGTCGGCTTCAGTTCTTCACGCGAGCGGAGGATGGAGCCGACGGCTTTGCCCGCCCGGTCTATACGCGGGTCGGGACGTACTGGGGACGCATTGACGCAATGTCGGACCAGTTCACGCCTGCCGGTTCACCGCAGGGGCATATTGACAGCCGCACCTCGCTAGTGGCGACGGTTGCCGATTACGTCGATGTGAATCCGTTCGGTATTGTCAAGGACGAGGATGAGACGCCGATCTACTTTGTGCGGGGCGTGATTGAGTTGCGGCAGTTGATGTGCAAGCAGTTGACGTTGGAGGAGGTGGACCCCACGACCTACGGCCTGTTCACAGGGTCGGACCCGGATAGCGTGGCAGACGGGGTGCATCTCATCAACCCAGCGGCGGATGCGTTTTCTTCAGGCTTTGACGAGGGCTACAGCTAATGGCGGAAACTCCGAAGGTACTCTCTGCGCTTCTCGCGCAACTGCCCGACAACACGACGGGCCTCATCTCGCCCGAGGACATCCGTGACGCGGTGGTCTCGCTGTTCCCGAGCCGAGGGCAGTTGGACCTGACCGCAACAGCCCAGACCACGTTTGCCACGACCAACACCTACGTCAGGGCAAGACGGCTTCTCGCAAGTTTCTAACAACGAAATGCGAGCGACAAAAGCGGTCAATCAGGTCTTGCTTGTTACGGCAAACGTTGAGCTAGTGTGCGCGTCAAACAACAAGACCTTCGGCATCACGATTGCCAAGAACGGCACGCCCCTTGCCAATGTTCACGTGTCTGCGATTCTTGCCGACTCTAACGAGGGCTATGGGTTTTCCGTCACGGGACTGATCCCGACGGTGCTGAACGACACCATCTCGGTCTACATCCGCAACGAGACCGACACGACGGCGGTCACGGCGGTAGCGTTGGCGCTCTCTGCCGTGGGGTTCATCCGCTGATGGACGCTCGCCTGATCTGCGGACAGGACGTGCGGCGGTCGGGCATCTGGCCTACCGACGAGGCGCGGATTGAGGCGTTCATCCAGCGGCACGGCGGGACGCTCGAAGCGGCTCCGGTTGGGGACGCGGCGGTCATGCTTCGATGGACTTCGCTCGAAGGGCCGTGCAAGACAGCGACCGGCATCACGGCGCGTGAAGCGTTGCGGAAGCTACAGGCGGAGATGACATGAGCGTCAAAGTCACGGACCTTTCGCCGCAGTTCTTGAAACAGTATCGGGACGCCTCGCGGATGGCGCTCGATGCGGCGGCGGCATTGTACGAGGGGAACGTGAAGAAGCGGTTCTTTCAGGGCTACTACACCAGCCAAGCCTTCCGATCCACGGCGCAGGTGGCCCAGCATATCAGCCGAGAGGCGCCCGTGTTTCGTGGCGGGGGCTGGTTTAGCATCGTCGGTATCCCCGACGGCGAGCTTGCCAAGCCACGCGGCAAGAAAGCCAAGCCGCCCAAGAAGCCCACGACGGTTGGCAAGATTGCGCTGGCATGGGAGCTTGGGCATCACAACATCTTTACGCGACGTTGGGAGCGGGTGCCAATCTTCAAGCCGGTGGCGCTCGACTCGATGAAGGCGATGATTGACACCTACAACCGCGTCCTGAACCGCTACATGGAGCGCGGGAGAGCCGTCCGATGAGTCTACCGACCTACGTTGTACCGGGCAGTCTGCCCCTGCCGTCCACGGCCTCCACGGTCCAGATCTACGCGACCCTGCGCCAGTCCTTGCTTGAGTACGTCAGCCCAAGCGGGAGTCGGCTTGAGGACATCATCGGCACCCGCGCTTACGTTCGGGCGGCTCCCGCCTCGCCGCTGTTCCCGTACCTGACCCTCCGCTTGGACCGCACCAGCCTTCCGGCCTACAACGGCTACCGCGAGACCGCCATCCTCGAAGTACAGGGGATTGGCAAGCCCGAGTCGCAGTTGGCTATGGTTGAGTCCGCTATTGACATCGTGGATCAGTTCTTGACGGGGTTCAACGATGCGCGGTCTGGGCTGATGGTTGGGCGATCGCGGACGCGGCAGACGGTCCCGATGCTCACCGACCCGGCAGACTCCTCGGTCGTGGCGGTCATCGCCAATTACGAAATGTTTCTCTGGCCCCGTGTGTTGACCGAGCGGGCTGATTAGATTCCCACCACCACCCTCCGTAGGATAGACCTATGACTGCTCCGCTGACTGGCTACACCTCTGCTCTCCCGAGCGACATCCTCCTTGACTCTGGCGTCTTGTACGTCAGTTCGACCGTGTTTGGCGCCTTCGCTGGCGGCATCAAGTTTGACCCCGGCGTGACGTACCGAGCCGCTGACTTTGACGGCAAGCGGTCGCCTGTCAAGGGCCTCGACCGCGTGACGATGCGGATGCCGAAAATCTCTGGCACCGTGATTCAGCTTTCGACCACTAACGTCGGGCAGGTCGAGCCGGGTGCGGCTACTGCCGTGACGGGCGCGTGGACGGCCTCGACCTCCTACGCTCCCAAGTCGGCGGGCCAGTTGCTCGCCTCGGGCGACTACCTCTCCGATGTCCGTGCCATCTGGCAACGCGGCGGGGCCACGGCTTCGGCTGGGAGCTATGTGCAGGTTCGCTTCCCGTCGGCGCTCTGCACCAAGTACGACATCACCGGACAGGACGGGGCGGAGATTGCCATCGCTATAGAGATTGAGGCGCGGCTTGACCCTACCCTCTCGGGCTTCACGGCGATTGGCTCTGCGCCGTTCCGCATTGAATACCTCACCTCTGTCTGATAAGGACTGATGATTAACCTCGACGAGTTGGTGAACCCGGCACGCCTACCGCGTGTGACGCTGTTCGGACGAGAGATTGTCGTGCGCCCCTTGACTGGGGCGTCGGCTCACAAGATCGCCGCGCTGTCCACGCAGGACGGCGCTGGCGATGTGATGCTGGGGGCGTTGCTAGAAGTCGTGCGGTCGAGTTGTCCTGACCTGACCGCCGATGAGGTGGACGCCTTGACCGTGGATCAGATTGCCGCGCTCATTCAGTTGAGCCGCAATCAGGTGTCCGAGGTCGAGGCGATGCTCGCGGAGCGGTCGGAAAAAAACTGACCGAGGCGGCGGGGCAGTCAACCGTCGCCGTGCCGTGGGACGCCGAGCAGTTTGTGCGGCGGGTGGTGGTGGAGGTGTCGCCAGCCGCAAGACTTGCAGAAGATGGAGATGCGGTACCTGAAGGCGGCGGGGCAGTTGTCGCAGATGTTTGACCAGACGCGGGAGCGGCTGACGGCCCTGTCTCAACGGATGGCGCAAGCCGTCGTAAAGGAGTAAGCAATGCGGGTCTTTTCCGTTGAGATGCTGGTCAAAGAAGAAGGAGCCGCGACGGTACAGGCGGCTCTTGCTCGCCTGAAGAAAGAGACGCAGGCGGTTGCCAATGACATGAAGGTGACCGCGCAGGCCGTGACGAATACCGGCAACGCGATGCAAGGCGCGGCGGCAAAGACGCAAATCGCAGGGGACCGAGCGGCAAAGGCGGCGATTGGCTTCGCGGCGGTCGGCAACAGCTTGGCCCGCACCGGCTCCATCACGGCAGATATGGGGACGCGCATTGTTGAGGCCGGATCACAGATTTCGATGATGTTCGGCCCATCCGGTCTGGCAGTTGCGGCCTTGCTTGGATTCGCGAGTGCCGCGATTACGTCATTTGTCAGGGCTGGCAACGAAGCGAAGAAGATGGCGGAGGACACGCAGAAGGCGCTCCGCGAGATGGTGCTGGCTGGCGATGTGGCGCAGATCACCAAGCGGTTGCGGGATGTGCAAGACGGCTTGCTCGACCTGACTTCTGGTGAGTTTACTGGTGGCCTCGACGATTTGCGGAAGCAGTACGACCAGCTTCGCCAGTCCATTGCAAACACGACGGCGGCACAGGAAGGGCGACGGCTGACCGCGCAGGAGATGGCGGCGAACAAGCAACGCATCGCGGACCTGCGTGAGTTGGAGCGGCAAATCCGCTCGCTTGAGGCGACCGAGCGGTCGCTGTTGCGGGCGCGTGAGTTGGCGGGTCGCTTCGGCACGGAAGCTGGTGGTGCTGGTGCGGGGGCTGGTGCAGTAGCTCGGGGGCGCCAATTGGGTGCGCTTCCGGGTGCCGGTGCAGGAGTCACCGGAGCTGGTCGGGCGCCATTCGACTTGGGAGCGATTCAGGCCGCTATCCCGCAGGCGACTGGCATCATCCTGACCGATGCACAGAAGGCCGCAGTTGATCTTGCCAATGGCATTCAGCAGACCTTCCAGCAGAATGTTGGCGGGGCGCTCGTCGCTGGCATCTCAATGGGCATTGAGCAGGCCGTGGCCTCTGGCAGTATCGGTGAGGGCTTTCGGGCGCTTGGCTCGATGCTGTTGGCTGGGCTTGGCGATGCGATGATCCGCTTCGGTACGACCACAGCGGCGTTCGCGCAGTTTATGGCGACCATTATGGAGTCATTGTCCAATCTGATGCCGGGTGGTGCGTTGGCGGCGTCTATTGCGATGATCGCCTTCGGGTCGGCCTTGAAGGGTGTGGCGCGTGGGATGTTCGGCGGGCAGGGCGGTGGCGCGGCAGTTAGCATCGGCTCGTTCGGTGGCGGGGGTGGC